TTAAATGAACCTGATGATTTTCTTAAAGTTAGAGAGACACTGACAAGGATTGGTGTTGCTTCTAGAAAAGAAAAGAAACTCTATCAGTCTTGCCATATTCTCCACAAGCAAGGTAAATACTTTATTGTTCATTTCAAAGAACTTTTTGCACTTGATGGCAAGTATGCTAATCTGACCATCAATGATGTTCAAAGAAGAAATCGTATTACTAGACTACTAGCAGACTGGGGTCTGATTACTATTGTCAGTGATGACTCTATTCTGGATATTGCCCCCCTTAACCAAATCAAGGTTTTGTCTTACAAAGATAAGAATGACTGGACCCTTGAGCAGAAATATAACATTGGTAAGAGAGGTAAGGTAGAGGAAACCACCTAAATAATATTGAGACCTTTCGTGCGGTCTCTACGAAAGTCGGAACAACCATACAAAGTGGATGGGTTTTCCCCCTTCCACTTTTTTTCTTTTGTAGTATAATTAGTAATGTCAGATGCCTTTGGGTCTGACACTATTACACTTGCTTTTAAAGGAGAAACATGGGAAGTGCAGGAACAGCGTTAAGACGCTATGGAACCCATAATATGGATAAGTTCCTTGACCAAATGACTAGAAATACAATTGGTATGGATGAATACCTGTCTAATGTTTTTAATACATTTCAGGAAACAAATTATCCTCCATACAATTTGATTCAAGTTAATCAACAAGAGTCTAAATTGGAATTGGCATTGGCTGGTTTCAAGAAAGAAGAAATTAATGTCTACACAGAATACGGTAAACTCGTTGTTAAAGGCGAGAAGAATAATAAAGAAGAGGAAACAACGTATATTGTCCAAGGTCTTGCTCAACGTAACTTCGAGAGGACATGGGCACTCAGCGATGAGACGGAAGTTAGATCAGTTACTTTTGAGAATGGGTTACTAACTGTTCATTTGAGTAAGATTGTGCCTGAGCATCATGCCAGAAAAGACTGGATCTAAATAATAGAGTATCGTCGTCGCATAGACAGCGGGGTAACTGGCAAAATCCAGTTGACACCCCGCTTTTTTATTGGTATAATTATTCTAGGAAAACTATAAACAAATGAGTGTACAATTATTGCTGCTAAAGTCTGGTGAAGACGTTGTTGCTGATGTCCAGGAAATGGTAGTTGAGGAAAAGGTTGTGGGGTATTACCTTAAATACCCTTGCAGAGCTCAGCTTGTAACTCCCAACAACACAGAAGATACTACTATTGGTGCCAAGATTCAATTGACACCGTGGATGCCTTTGGCAAAAGACAAAGTCATTCCTGTCGTATCTGATTGGGTAGTTACAATTGCTAACCCTGTTGGACAACTTGAAAAAATGTATTTGGAAGGCGTAGAAAAGTATGAAGAACGAGAACGTCAAGCTCCTGGTCCTGACCAGTGATTGTATTCTGATCTCTCAGATTGATGAGGTCCCCACAGAACTTGGAGAACCTGATTGTAAATTGACAGAACCATTTGTATTTCATCCAGATGGAACTATGACACCTTGGTTAGTGGATGTGACTAGTCAGAATGTCTTTATGATGTCTTCTGACAAAATCTTGACACTAGCAGAACCTAATAGTAAACTGATGGAGAAGTATGAGAATCTGGTGAAGGAATGAGGTTTTATACTAATGTCCAGATGGTTGGAAACAATATTCTGGTACGTGGCATTGATAATGGTGAGAAAGTCATGTTCAAAGAGGAGTTCTCACCAACTCTGTTTGTTAAATCAAATAGAGAATCAAAGTATAAAACCCTTGAGGGTGAAAATGTAGAACCTATCAAACCTGGCACTATCAGGGATTGTAGAGAGTTCTACAAGAAGTATGAAGATGTGGATGGTTTCAAGATTTATGGGAATGATAGGTTTATCTTCCAATACATCTCTGAGAAGTATCCTGAGGATGAGGTTAAGTTTGATATTAGAAAGATTAATCTTGTAACCATTGATATTGAGGTTCAGGCAGAACAAGGTTTTCCTGACCCAGAATCCTGCTCAGAGGAGTTGTTGACTATCTCTATGCAGGATTATTCTACGAAGAAGATTACTACCTGGGGTAGGAAACCATATACTCCTACACAGGATAATGTAACTTATTATCATTATGATGATGAGATTGCTATGCTCAACTCATTCATCTATCATTGGAACAAGAATCCACCTGAAGTTGTTACTGGTTGGAACTGTCGCCTTTATGACATTCCATACATCTGTGGCAGGATTGATAGGATTATGGGAACAAAGAAGATGAAACTTCTTTCTCCTTGGGGTATTGTTACCATGGATGAAATCTATATCAATGGTAGAAAGTTTAATGTCTTTGACATTGCTGGTGTGACCACACTTGACTATCTGGAACTGTATAAGAAGTTTACTTATACAAACCAAGAGTCATATAGACTGGACTACATTGCTGAGGTAGAACTAGGACAGAAGAAACTAGACCACTCTGAGTTTGATACCTTCAAAGATTTCTACAGAGGTAACTGGAAGAAGTTTGTTGACTACAACATTGTTGACGTGGAACTTGTTGACCGTATGGAAGACAAGATGAAACTGATTGAGTTGGCATTGACTATGGCATATGATGCTAAAGTTAATTATGTTGATGTGATGTATCAGGTTAGGATGTGGGACACCATCATCTATAACTATCTTAAGAAGAGGGACATTGTAGTTCCACAGAAAGATAGTTCAGAGAAGAGTGATAAGTTTGAAGGTGCATACGTCAAACAACCTAAACCAGGTATCTATGACTATGTGGTGTCCTTTGACCTTAACTCCCTGTACCCTCACCTGATGATGCAGTACAACATCTCTCCTGAGACACTGGTGGAGGAGAAGCACCCTTCTGCTACCATTGACAAGATCCTGAACAAGGAACTGACCTTTGAGATGTATCAGGACTATGCAGTGTGTGCCAATGGTGCTATGTTCAGGAAGGACATCAAGGGATTTATGCCTGAGTTAATGGAGAAGATGTATAAAGATAGAAAGGTCTTCAAAGGTAAGATGCTTAAATCTAAGCAGATGTTGGTTGACATTGAAGCAGAAATCAAGAAGAGAGGATTGTAATGGGTTATTTGATTGGTGGTGCAGGTGAAGGACCAGAGCAGGAAATTGTTGCCTCTGAAGATAGTGGTCTCAGTCAATTGACTAATCAGCAACTTCTCAGAATGAGGGATCAGACTGTAAAGGATATTGCAAAGTTCAATAACTTCCAGATGGCAAGAAAGATTGCTCTTAACTCTTGTTATGGTGCTATTGGTAATCAGTATTTTAGATACTATAAGTTAGCAAATGCTGAAGCAATCACTCTTTCAGGTCAAGTCTCCATCAGGTGGATTGAATCTAAAGTTAATGGGTATCTAAATAACCTATTACAAACTCAAGACACAGATTATGTCATTGCATCTGACACTGACTCAATCTATATTAACTTTGGACCTCTTGTTAATAAATTTCTTGCTTCTAGGTCTGGCGACAAAGCAGCAGTTGTGGGGTTACTTGATAAGGTCTGTCAAGACAAACTCGAACCGTTCATTGAGGAGAGTTACCAAGAGTTGGCAACGTATGTCAATGCGTACTCACAAAAAATGCAAATGAAGCGTGAGAACATTGCAGACAGGGGTATTTGGACAGCAAAGAAAAGATATATCTTGAATGTATGGGATAGTGAAGGGGTTAGATATTCAGAACCCAAACTCAAGATTATGGGTATTGAAGCAGTCAAGTCATCTACACCTGCACCATGTAGAAAGATGATTAAGGATGCTCTCAAGTTAATGATGAATGGAACAGAAGATGAAGTAATTGATTTTATTGAAGACTCTAGACAGAAATTCAATAAGATGCCACCAGAACAGATTGCTTTTCCTAGAGGAGTGTCTGATGTAAATAAACATAAGAGTTATTCAACCATCTATGGTAAGGGTTCTCCCATCCATGTTCGTGGGGCTCTTCTATATAATCATTATATTAAAGAGCAAGGATTGACAAACAAGTATTCTTACATCAACAATGGTGAGAAGATTAAATTCATTTATCTCAAGAAACCAAACATCATTAGAGAAAATGTAATTTCATTCATCTCAGAGTTTCCTAGAGAGACTGGTCTTGACAAGTACATTGACTATGACCTACAATTCCACAAAGCCTTCCTTGACCCACTAAAGGTCATCCTTGATGCTATTGGATGGCATGTTGAGAAAACTGTAAACCTTGATTCATTTTTTGCCTGATGGACTTCTTAAAAGATATTGTAAAAGAGATTGGTGATGAGTATACACAACTTGCCTCAGACATCGATGACACAGAAACCTATGTGGACACGGGTTCTTACATCTTTAATTCACTTTGTTCAGGTAGCATATTTGGTGGTGTTTCTGGGAATAAGATTACTGCCATTGCTGGTGAGTCTTCTACTGGGAAGACTTTCTTT